TATCCAACAGCAACATTATCTGATGCAGTTGTATTTGACTCTAAAGCGTCAGCACCTACAGCTACGTTTAAAGCACCTGTTGAATTAGATGCTAATGCATCTTTTCCAACCCCAGTGTTAAGACTTGCAGTTGTGCTGGTTGTTAAAGAGTTCCGACCAATTGCTGTGTTATTAGTTCCTGTAGTGTTTGCATCTAAAGCACCATCGCCTACAGCTACGTTCTCTGTTCCTGTTGTATTAGATTTACCTGCATCCTTGCCTATAGCTACATTTTGAGAACCTGTTGTGTTTGTTTGTAAAGCACTTTTACCAACAGCAGTATTATCAGATGCAGTTGTACAGTAATACATAGCATTTGTACCAACAGCAGTGTTATCGCTACCTGTCGTAGCTATTCAGGTAAAATTACCAAGAGCAACGTTATAACTACCAGTTGTAGTTGCTTTTAAAGTATCTCTACCACCTACAGCAGTATTATAATCTCCAGTCGTTATTGCAGTACCTGCCTCATGTCCAAATAGCGTATTATACGTTGCACTTGTTCCTGTAAAACTATCTCCTGCATTTGTACCAGCAACAGTATTATATTGTGCGTCTGTAGTAACTAACTGAAGACCAGAAGCAATCTTTGCAGCCGTAACTGAAGCATCAGGTAGTGAATCAGTTGCCCAACTTAAAACACCCGCAGTAGTAGACGATAGTACTTGACCATTTGCTGTAGGAGCTGCTGTTGGCAAGGTGTAATTAACATCAGCCGCTAACGTGTCTGGAGCTTGGAAAGATAAATAATTTGAACCGTTAGCTGTTAATTCTGAGAACCTTACCTGCTTGGCATTTCCAAGAATTAGGTTATTAGTTAACGTTCCACCACTTAAAGGCAACGCTGCATTAGCAGTTGATTGAGCAGCATCAGCAGCATCTTTAGCTGCTTTAACAGAAGCACCTGTAGCCGCAAGAGTTGTACTTGTGCTTGAAGTTGAATCAACTAATTGAACAACACCAACAACGGAAGTCGTTCCAGAAACAATCTTGCTTCCAGCAATTGCAGCACTAGCATTGATGTCAGCGTTAACAATTGCTCCAGCAGTAATAGAAGTTAAACCTGCATTTGTTATTCCTATATCTCCTGTAACGGCTACTGCTGTTGGAACGTTTGATCCATTACCAACAATAATCTGAGCAGAAGTAACAGCCGCTAATTTACTTAAGGCTATTGCAGCAGAGGCATTTATATCAGCATTGACTATTGTTCCATCAGCCAACATTGTGCTGGTAACTGTTCCTGTATCTCCAGTTGTAATTACTGTTCCAGTTACGTTTGGAAGAGTAATAGTTTTATCTGATGTTGTTGGATCTGCAACCGCTAATGTTGTCTCAAAAGCATCTGCTGTTGCACCTTCAAAAACAAGACTTCCAGCATTACCAATTAATAATTGGCCCGTAATTGTTCCACCAGTAAGATTTAATTTCTCTGTATCTAATTCTTCTAAAGCAGACTGAACGTTTGTATTTTGAATACCTCCTGCTGCTGTTACTGAAATATTTGAAGCTACCTGGCCCGCTATGAAATTCGAGATGTCGAGCTTTTCGTAGCTAGATCCATTACTTAGGATCATGTCAGGAGGGTTGATTGTTACTGTTGGAGCTGGTGAGGTTCCTGTTCCTGACTTATCACATACAAAGTAATAACGATTATTAGCCTCACTAGCAGCTTGCAAAGCAGCACCAACTGAATAACCTTGTGCAGTTCCAGCGGCACTTAACGAAGTAATTACATTAGTATCAGCTCTATAGTTACCTGCGTAAATTATCTCTCCTGAAGTAATCGTTACAGGCTGGAACGCCGATCCGTCATAGACGTATAAATCATCATTCGTTAGGTCATAGAAAAACTGACCTTTATATTCTGCTGTTGGGAAAGTAACAATTCCAGATGTTGATGTTGCACCAGTAAATTTACAGACAGATGAATCTGCTAATTTAGCTCCGCTAATAGTAGAAGCTCCAATACGTGCAGCATCTAAACTTCCACTTGTTATTTTACTAGCAGCAAGATCAGGAATTAACCCTGCTGTTAATGCTGCTCCTGCTGTGATTACACCTTTATTATTAACAGTAACCGATTGATACGTTCCAGCACTAACTCCGCTAGTTGAAGTCGTTAAATTTCCAGAGCCATCAACAGTTAAACCTCCTCCAGAAGTAATTTGTACGGCACCTTTAGCACCTGTTGTTGCAACTGGGAGATCACTAGCAACTAATCCTGTTGCAGCAGTGATCATTCCTTGAGCATTAAAAGTAATACCAGAAACAGTTGCTCCAGTAACACTATTTGTAAGTGATAATGCACCTGCTCCACTAACACTTAAACCAGCACCAACCGAAACGCCGCCAACAGCAGACGCAGTAGCAACAGGTAAGTCAGAGGCAGCAAGAGCAACCGTTCCAGTAATTAAACCTTGTGCGTTATATGTAATTCCTGAACGAGTAGCAGCAGTGATTGTGTTATTAATTCCAAGATTTCCAGAAGCTACGTTTAGTGATCTATCAATATTTGCTGTCGCTAATTTCGCTGCTGTAATCGTTCCATCAGTTATTTTTGCTCCACCAATTCCACTAGCAATTTTTGCATCCGTTACGGCTGACGCTGCTATGGCTCCACTGTCCACAGCGTTGTTAGCTAATTCAGAAGCAGTTACAGAATCAGCAGCAAGTTGAGTCGAACCAATTGTTCCTGTAGCAAGAATTGTTCCAGGTAGATTTGCAGCTAGTTTTGCAGCAGTAATATTTGCATCAAGTACTTTGGCTGTTGTTACGGCATCATCTTGAAGAGCATTAACATCAACACTTGCGTTTCCTAATTCTGAAGCTCCAATCGCATTTGCAGCAATTTGATTAGCAGTAATTGTATCTGTAGCTATCTTTGCAGCAGTAACAGAACTTGCGGCCAGAGCAGCAGTATCAACGCTATCGTCTGCCAGCTCACTAGCTCCCACGGAGTTTGCAGCTAACTGACTTGCAGTGACGCTAGAAGCGGTTAATTTCGCACCAGGAATATCTCCATCACTAATATTTAACTTTGCATAAGCAACTGTTGTATCTAATAACTTTGTTCCTGCAATACTTCCTGCTAACTGTGCATTAGTTATCGTTCCGACTAGATTTGTAGTTAAATACCCAGTTGCATCAGTCAGCAAAAATGCAGGGCTTGCATCTGTCGCACCAAGCGAAATACTGACCCCGCCAAGAGAGATACTTGAATTTGCAAGCTTGACATTCGTAACCGCACCATCAACGATTGCTCCTGTTGCTACTTGGTTCGTCCCTAACGTTCCAACTTTTGCTGCTGGTATATCTCCTGCATCTAAAAACTGTGCTGCTGCTGCTACTAAATCTTTAACAGTTACCTTTTTAGTCTCGGTAGCACTGATGTCCGCTAGTGCGAGCACATCCGTTGACTGAATACCCGCCTCAGCTAATGCGGGTAAACCCGTAATTTTCAGATCTGCCATTACAAATTAACGAAACACCTTTGCAAACAGTTTAAACCTGTTCGAGCATTATGCGACTATCATTTTCCTGAAGAATACGATCTGTGTCTTCTTGTAATAGGACACCAGGAGTATCTCCAATCTTTAAAGCAATCGCTCCATTTGTTATAAATTCAATTCTTGTCTCAATAATTTCGGACGCAGATACAGTTACAGCAACGTTAGTAATGATGCAATTCGCTTCATAATAAACGTTATTTTTTGCGTTATTGTTATCTCTATAGATATAAAAGACACCATCAAAATCCGAACCTTGCTGAGTACGAACCACTAATTGAGCAAGATAAAAAGGAAATTCTGGATCGGTTCCGTAATTATTTGCACGATCTCCTGACTCATAACTATGCTCCCAAATACAATTCATGGAGCCTTGACCACTAATTAATCCAGCTTCATATTGATTTCTAAATTCATCTCCAAGATTTGTTAAATCAATTTGCTCTCTACTCGTTGTCATTTCAAAATCCCTAACCTTTGCTAAATGCCTAAAGTTATCGTTTTTCGTTGTAAGGACAACATCTTTTGATGCACTAGGAGCAACAAGTGTTATTGCGTTTGCTTGTTTTCCTTCTATAGCTGCTGCAAATGTACTAAATAAACGAATACCGCCAACAGGATCAATATTGATAAACCACTTTCCATCTGGGTAACTATGTCCATCAACAAGTTCAAGAGTTGAACCGTCAGCAGTTTTTATTTCTACTTCATCTCCTGTAATTAACGAACCAGTACTGTGATCAAGGCTAAATCTTTTGCTGCCTGTGTTGACATCATAAGGATCTAACG